TGTTTGCAGTTTTAAATGCGGTGGCGAGTGTTTGAGCTTGTTGAGCGGAGAAACCGAGATCTTGTCCCAGCTGTTTTACGGCTTGGCCGCGGGAGGCAATATCGCCGAGCAACGTGCCAAGCAGCGAACCTGCGAAGCTGCCGCCTGGACCTGCGAGACCGCCGACTAAACCGCCAATCGCACCGCCTGCTGCTGCGCCAGCGCCTTGGCCGAACAACAGGGGAAATGCGCCGCCGATGATGCTTCCGCTGATTGCGCCGCCTAGACGTCCGCTAATACCGCGGGCTGCGGATCCACCAGATACACCTGCTAAGGCCGCTGGAGACCCTGGCATATTGACAGTGCCGCGTAGGGGTGATGCTGGGCCTCTACCGGCGCGAATATTTGCTGCTTGCGGCCCTTGCAGACCAAAACCTGCGTTGGCCGTAGCAGTAACTTGACGGCGGTTTGCTACTTCTTGTGCAATCAAAAAGTTACGTCTAGCGCGGGCTTTGTTCTCGATTTCCATTGCGCTGACAAGAGACCTGACGGCCATCTCTTCTTGTCGTGTTCCCTGCGCGGCTTTTCTTAATGCGTTTTCTGCTTTAAACACAGCACGGCTATAGTTTTCCATGCTGGCAACATTAAAACCTTTGCCTTCAAGCAGCTTTGCGTTTTTATTAACAACGTTGATTGAGTTGTTGAGTCTGTTGAGATTTTTTATCAGACCGTCTACCTGTGCGGCACCACGGACGGCAATCTCGATGTCTGCGGTGTATTTCGCCACGGCTACGGAACATAGTCTGGTACTTCAGTTTACGCCTTAAAAAGCCGCCGGGGTTAGTGGCGGCGTTTGGCCTTGTCGAGTTCCTTTTGCTGGTCCTCGTTCAGGATCTGGAAGTAGGCGCTCCAGCCGAGCAATTCCTCGGCGGTCATCGTGGTGCTGATTTCGGAAAGGGTTTTGCCTAGCTCTTTGGCGACTCCGAATTGGAGCATGAGCCAGGTGTCTTTCCGAAGCTCGGCACTCAGGATTTTGGGTCGATCGGCTCCGCGTCGTCGGTCAGGATCGCCAGCATCAGGGCTTGCAGGTCCTTGTCCTTGACTTCGTTCTTCAGGACGTCGATTTCGCCGGCATTGAAGATCTTGGCGCCGGTGTCGTCCAGAGCTTTGGTGATAAGCAGTTGGAGGGCGAAGGCGTTGGCGTCGTCGGACTTGGCCTGTTTTTGGGCGCGTTCGCGCTCGGCCATGGTCAGCGGCGTCACCCACATCTCAAAGTCGCTGCCGTCGCTAAGTGTGACGGTCTTTTTGGCGGGCTCCAGGTTGGCGGCCTTGCGGAGGCGGTCAATGGCGCGGACGGGAACAGGCATACAAAGTGCTTGTTTATCGTTCTAATGTAGCGGACTAGACAGCAAAAAGCCCCAGTTGCCTGGGGCCGGGTGCTGATTTTGAGTTGGATCAGGACTGGGCGAAGTCGAAGGTGGGGGTGCCAGCGGGGCGGAAGTTGACGGTCACCGATTGGGCGTCGTCGGGGTTGATGTTCAGGCTGGCGGAGGTCAGCACGGCGTCGAAGCTGATCGAGCGGCTGAGGGTGTCGCTTAGGGTGCCGCCGCTGAACACGCGGTCGGTGTACAGCTTGAAGGCGGCGCCGTCTTGCTGGCGCTGCAGCACGTCCTGGATCATGCGGTTGGACAGGGCGGCGTCCTCGTTGGTCATGTAGACCGTGGCGGTGCCGGTGCCGTCGCCGAAGCCGCTGATGTAGGTGCGGAAGGGCACGTACTGACCAGGGGTTTGGCCGATGGTGGTGACGTCGATTTCAGCGCGGCTAATCTCGAAGCTCCAGTCGCGGACTTGGCCCACAACGGCGAAATCGGCGTAGTAAACCTCGAATTCGTTGGGGGCAACGGCGGTGCCGTCGTCGGTGATAGCGAGGATGGTGCCGCCGGCGCTGGTGGAGACGGTCAGCGCACCAGTGTCAGCGGTGTAGCTGAGCACGTAGTAGGTGGTGGCTGCCGAGATGGGGGCAGGCAGGGTGCCGGTGCCGGAGCCGCCGGTCTGGCTGTTGATTACGCGGAACTTAACGGGGTCACCTACCTTGAAGTTCAGGTAGGGCTCCACCGTGATGACATCGGTGCTGATGTTGACGCCAGCTTCACCGAACGAACCGGTGGTGCCAGCGGGCTTGTAGTAGAGAGCGCCGGACGTGCCGGACAGAACGGTGGTGGCCATAAGGGCGTACCAAGAGGTGGGGTTTCTGGGCGGGCACTGCCCGGCTTATTACAGGTTAGCGCCTGTCCTAAACATTATCTAAGACAGGACAGTTGCAACGAAAGAGGTGTCAATTCGACCCACGAAATGGGGTGCATCTTCTGTGGCGGAGAACGTCGGGCCGTTTATTTCACCCACACGGAAAAAGACGCCGCTAGTTGTTTTGGCGGTATTGTTTAACGTTTCAAGGGCGTTGACTGCTGTGGTCAGCAGGGTCTGGTTGCGGGCAGGGCCGCGACCCTTTTCAGTGAAAATGCGAATGATTATCGCTCCACGGGCGTTGTCGACGCTGGACGTCAGCGTTGGTTCGTTGGTGATGCCGAAGGTGACGTTGACGCGGACGTATTCAGTGGTTGTGTTGGGTGGGACGGCAGTGATGTTGTCGAAGTAGACAGGGACCGCTGGGACGAGGGCGCCGAACGCTGTCAGCAGCGGGTTTTCGACGGCGGCGCGGATGGATTGGTAGTTCATAACTTCACATTACGGAGGGACTGATCCATGTACAAGCTGATGGTTTTGTCGATTGCTCCACCGCGCAAATAGGTGGTGTACCAGTCCAATGGGGCAGTGCGTCTGTTGGGGCCGGTCGGGTTTACAGCGAGATCGCCACGCAGGCCGCTGACTCGTTCGCCCCTTTCTGCTGTTTTGATGGGTTCGTAGCCCGGATAGCGGTAGTTACTTTCAACCAAGTCGAGGGCTACATCTGCGTGGGGAGCTTTGTTTGCTATGTAGTATTTAATTTCTGGCTTAAATTTAAATTCATCGACGGTAAGAACTGGGGCTTTAAGTCGTTGGGCTTCGCCAGATGCGCCTGTGCCAGTGGATACTTTGCTGGGAGTTGCTATTTCCCAAGAATTGGAGAATTGGCCGGACCAAGCTGGTCCTTGTTCTTGTAGTTGGAGGACGATGTTTTCGGCGCTGCGTGCCACGCCGATGATGAAGGGGGCAAGAAAGCCGGCTTCGATATTTTTTGCGAGGCGCATGAAGTCGTTGCGGCGGCGTGCCATTACTGGGGCCTCGCTATGACGATGTGGAGGACTGGAGCGTCGCCGCGGTAAGTGTTGACGTTGAGGATTTTGGCTTCGCGGGTTACGCCGGCTTGGGTGTACTGGATGCGGTCGGCCTCGGTGGGGTAGTACGTTCCAAGCTCGCTGCTGCCGAAGATGAATTTGACGTCGGTGGCTTGGTACAGACCTTCGGATTCTCGGGGTGTGACGCGGGTGATAACGGCTTTGACAGTGACGGTGGTGTCGGCGCCAGTCACGTTGCCGGTGGTGGGGTCGTAGGTGCGCGGGGTGGTGGTTTTGATGTACGTGATGTTCTGGCCCCAGTCCGCAAGGATTGAGGTTGGGATTGGGGCAAAAGTGTCGTCGATTAGGCCCATGTCACCCTCGGAAGAGGCGGACGGCGTAATTGGCGGCACCACCCATGCAGTAGGGGCCTAGGTAGGTCTGGAGCCAGGGGTAGACGTCAAAGACGTTGTTGATGACGCCGCTGGTTTGGCTGGATTTGTTGTATTTGACCTTGAGTTCGCCCAGTTCCACTTGGTCGTAGATGCCGGTGGTGCCAGTGCTGCCAGTGATGGCGTCGGTGTCGTTGGCGAAGGCGCGTGCCAGCTCGTAGGTGGCGGTTTTGATGCCGTCGGGAATCAGGGTGCAGGCGAGGTCAACGCCATCGACGGTGTAGTCCTCGCGGGGCCATTTCAGCGCTTGGGTGTCGGTGCAGCGGTCGCCGTAGAAGCTGAGTGCGTCGATCCAGCGGGTGGCGGAGATCAAAGCGCGGTTTTTCTGGTCGTCGGTTTTGCTGGTCCAGGTGCTGGAGTCGGGCACCGTCTCGAAGTAGGAGTTGGCGGCGGCCAGCGTTACGTAGCTGTTGGAGGAGGCCCCGCTCAAAGTGGCATCAATGACGGCGGGCACGGCTCAATACAGTCTTTTCTTGAGTTTAGCTCCAGAAGTAGATCTTCTCGTTTTAGGGGGTGGATTCAAGATGACGGCGTGGTAAACCTTGCCGCCAGTCATTTCAATGTCAGCTTGGACTTCGGCGTGTTGGTCGTAGGGAACGTCAATAAAGCTGCGGAGGTTATCCTGTAGTACGAAAAGCCGGACTGTACTCATGCCTGCTCGCAAACCTGTGGACGCTGACGCCAGCGTAGAAACAAAGGTGGCTTCTGTTCCATCGGCGGCCCCCGGAAAGACCGTGCGATCGCTGGAAGTGGTGGCTAACGCTATTCGGGAACGGTTCTCCAGTGGTGAATCTGCTGAAACGATCCTGCAGGATCTGCAGGTCAGTGAGCACGTATTTAGAGAACTGCTCACCCAGTCGTACCAGTTGGTGGGGCGGGCTCCAGTGATTTTTGAGTATCAGGAGAAGATGCGGATTGGTGAAATTGAAGGTTGAGTAGTTTTTGGCAAAAGAAAAGGCCCCCGGTTTGGGGGCCTTTGTTTTGGCGCGTACTGAGGATCAGTAGGCGGTGGTGTCGAAGGGGGTGTTGACCAGCAGGCGAGCGATGGGCACTTGCTTGGTGGTGCTGTACACCAGGCTCCAGGAGGCGGTGTCGGCCAGGTTGCCGGTGGTGGCAGCGTTGGTCGGGTTGTCGCCGGCCACGTTCCACTTGGTACCAGTGATGTGGTAACCGTAGTGGTAGTCGACGGCCAGGATGTCCTGCATGGACAGGATGTTGCGGTCTGCACCGAGGCGCAGGTCCTGCTGGATGCCCTCGGAAACCACACCCGACTTGAAGAGGTACACGGGGTACTTCTTGGCGTGGGTGGAGGTGCCGCCGGTCAGGGCAGTCAGTTGGTCGTCGATGACGACGCGGAGGCCAGCGAAGGTGGCCACTTCAGCAGCGGTGACGCCCACACCGCCGCCGCCCCAGGTGATGGCGCCGCCGGTGGACAGGGCCGAGGTGCTGAAGGTCAGCATCCCCACCTGTTGCAGGTAGTAAGCCACGTTGGAGTGCATGGCGATCGAGTCCAACTCGTCACCGCGCTCACCCAGCAGAGCCTTGGCGCCAACCACGTTGGCCACGTTCAGGAAGTTGGCCTCGGTCATGGAACCGGGGACACCAGCGAACGTTTTGTTGCTCTGGTTGGGGCCGAGCACACCGGCGCCGGAGATGCCGCCGAACAGACCCAGCAGTTGGGCTGCAAGGGTGGCGGTCTTCAGCTTGTTGATGGCGGCAGACAGCTGGTTGCGGACGTGGGCCAGGGGGTCGGCGCCGGAGCCCAGCTTGCTGAGGTCGTCAGCGGCGTAGGCAAAGCCGCGGTGCAGAATCGTCATGATCTGCTCGTCGGCAGTGACGTTCTGGGCGGTCAGATAACCCAGGCCACCGTTCCAGGTGGAGGTGGACAGAATCTGGGTTTCGGTGGGGGCGATGGGGTCGAAGAAGGGCACGCGCACGCGGGTGCCGCCAGCGCGGGCGTCGAGAGCAGCGTTGCGCTGCACAATGCCGCTCTGGATCCACTTCGATTGCTCGAAGATGCCTTCAGCGGTGTACTGAAGAAACTCAGGGCGGGTTACGAGGTTCGAGAGAAAAGTTCCCCCGAAGTTGCTGTTAGAAGCAGACATTGGGTAGCTCCAGTGGAGTCAAGGTTGGGGAGGTGCCCCACAGGGGCTAGAGACCGGCTTCCGCTTTCAACAACCTGGCTTTGTCGGGGTCGCTGGAGAGCATCATCATTTGCTGAGTGACGTTCCAGCCGTCCTTAGACCAGGGGTTGGCTTGGCCGGGAAGGGCGGTGGCGCGGGCACTACCCGTGACACCCATGCCGGCGCGGTTCGTAGCTGCAAAGTGGTGCTCGTAACCGCTGCCGGGGTTTTTTAAGTTGGCGATATACTCGCCAATCGGAACTTCCACGCCGCCGACATAAGCCACAGGCTGTCCTTCTTTGGCGCGTAAGTTCTCCTGCACCAAACGATAC